CATCAACATTCCATCCACTTCCTGTTGCTGCTGCTGTTTGACATCCACTAGCATCTAAGATAGTTAATATTCTAGAATCAATTTTCTTATTTACTGCAATAGCTGCATCCTTAATTATATCTCCCCAAACCTCTGGGTCTGAATCTTTAATATCTTCTAATGTTATCATTGGAGAACTAGCAAAATATTTCTTAACATAACTTGTGCTTCTTGTATAAGAGTTTTCTATAACTACAGGCATTGCTTTTGCTGCTGTTTCAATTAAATCTCCTGTAAGTCCTACAGTAGTTGGTGAAGTTAAATAACCTGCTGTCTTAGAGTACCATCTCATTTCTCTTGCTTTAGTTGATATAACTCTAACATAATTCTTTAAAATAATTCCTACATCTGCAAATCCTTCAACTAACTTAGTAATGTCAATTCCTCTAATTTCTGCCATTGATGCTGTATCTGCCATTATCCAAACAACTCCAATGTTACAAATTGTCCGTCAGTCCCTGTTTCTAATGCTCTACCCCATGCAATACCATTTTCATAGTCTGTTTCTGCTGCGTCAGTAAACTCATTTTTAGCTTCAATACTAGCTAATTTTCCAACAGTTGTTCCAGTTGTTCCACATTCTACTTTAAAAATTCCCTTCCTATAAATTGCTACAGTTGTTCCAACATTTGCTATTTTTTCTTCTGCTACAAAACCACCCATTATATCATTGTTTGAAGAAGTAATTGCTACAGTTAAATTATTAGTTGCTCCTGTGAATGTTACTGCATCTCCTTTCTCAAATGCTGCAGCTTCTGCACAATTAACTCTAATTGGTGCATGTGTTTCGAATAATAATACTGCTGTTGCGTTTGCCATAAACTAATAATAAAAAATAAAGTATTTAAATGTTTCGTTAATCGGTTAACCGATTAACTAAGTTGTTCTTTGCAGAGTTTTAATAGGTTTTCATTGACCTTTATGTTTCTGTGTTCTGTCTTTATTGACTCTGTGCATTTCTCTTGCATCTCTGTCCAGAAACTTTCATCAGTTCCCTCGGCGATTTTAACTCCTAAGTCTTTGTCTTCTATCATTCTATTTTTCCACTCATAACTCTTTCAGAATAATCTTTAGGAGATTCTTCTTTAACTACTGGTTCTTCTCCAGCATCTGCTGTTCCCCCAACCATCTCTCTAGCTTTCATTGCTTCTTTTCTGTCGAGGATTTTTTCTTCCCTCTCACAAACCCTATCTCTCCTTTCAACAATCTCATCTGCTCTGTCAAGTTCCGAAGTTGTTTTCTGCTGAATCCCCTCTCCAGCGTCTTCTGTTGTTCCTTGTTCTTCTGTTTTTTCATCCATGTTAATTACCTCCTTCTACTTGCTGCCTTAAAAATTCTTCTGCTTCTTCGTATCTTCCTTCCCTTATTAGTCTAAAATATTCTGCATCCATTACTCTATTTTTTAAATCTGTAACTCTACTTTCTTCTTTTTCTCTTTCAAATTCTGTGTCTCTTTCTCCACTTTGTGTTTGTTCTAATATGTTTAATTGATTTTTCCATGCATCATTTGATTTTCTTACTGCTTTAAAATAATTTTGTATGTCATTTACTACATTTGCATATGGTACCCAGCTTAAAATCTCATTTTGATTATCCAACATTTCATCTATTGAGGTCGTAAGTTCTCTTGCTGTTTCAACATCCCCATTTGATAGTGCTTTATTTATTGGAAATTGTAACGTTTGTAGTGCTTCTTCTTTAATGAATCCAGCGAAGGGATATGATCCTATTGCACCAATTATAAATGAAGGGTTTGTTACAACCTTTCTAAATAAACTTTTACTTAATGCTTTAGTTTTAGTATTAGCTGGAAAGTTTGCTCCTTTACTTATTATTTTTGAAGTTCCTGAAAATCCTTTTTTCCCTATAACTGCTGCTTTACTTACTTTAGTTGCTACCTTAGTTCCTCCAGCTAAAAACTTTGCTCCTTTAAATGCTCCTGCTGCAAACTTTCCAGCTGCTCCTGTTACTCCTGTTATTACTGCAGTTTTAGCCAAATCTTTAACTCCTTTTTTTGTTAAACTTAATTCTCCTCTTTCATCTTCTTTAAACTCTGCTCCTAGAAATTCTGTCACTTTCTGCAATCCTGGATTTATATTTCTTTCTACAAATCCAGCTGCTCCTGTTTGTTTCTTCTTTTTAGTTCCAACATTTATTGTTGGTCTTCTAGTATCAAATTTCTTTTTTACATCAGTTTTATCTCTTCCAGTTATTTTTCTCCTTTCGTCTAATATCCTTCTTCTTTTTTCTGCTCCTGTTTCTGTCATTTTATTTTAATTTTGTTTTAATTAATAAACTTAAATCTTGTATAACTCTAATTAATTCTTTAGTTGTTTTGCTTCTTTCCATCAATAAGAAAACACATACTGCTATTGGAAAACCTAGTGTTCCGATTAAACTTACTAAACTTGTTTCTATCATTGTCCTTCTCCTGCTGTTGTTTCGCTTGGTTTAATTGCTTGAGGTGCTTCACTTTCTGCTCCGTCTTTTTTCTCATCGCTGAGCATTTCATTTTGAAGACTTGCTGGTATTTCTAATTTAATTATTAAATTTAATTGAGATAAAACTTGCTCCTCTATGTATAGTTGGTCTTCTCTAATTGTTTGCTCGAATGCTAAATATGCTATCTTAACTGCTGCTTCTGTTATTGCTCCAGTTCCTCCGAGGATTATTTTTGGTACTCCACTTGCTAAATAGAATTGGTCATTTAACCACTCTAACCAGGGTAAAGGGTTAAGTGTTGCATTAGGTGCTATGCTTAATACTTCAGGAACTACAACATCTTTAGGGATATACATATTTTCCCCATCAGCATATGCTTTATCCATCTTAGCTTTGAACGATGCTATTTCTGTTGGGTCATCTGTATCTAAATGAAAAATCATTACTGGTTTAAGATGTCTTTGCATTAATTGTTTGACAATGGCTTGTATCTCATTCTTTGCTTTAATTATCCATTCAAGATTTTTAATCATAGAAGTTCCATGTATTTGGTCTGCTACCCTATTTCTTGGTAGATGGAATATTTGTTCCGGTGTAAATTTCTTAGGATTGTTTTTATTTTTACTTGTTTGTTCATATCTTATAATTAATCCTCTCCTGTCTACAATTATCTTCATAACTCCAGGGTCTAGTGGTTTTACATTAATTAGGTTTTCTTCTTCATCTCTAATTATTTCTGCAAAACTATCTCCTCCTATTTCCATTGTTCTTTTTAGATTTTCTAGAATTGTGTTAAATGTGTCTACTCCAAATCCTTTAATTGTATCAAGAAGCATTGTGGTTATTTCATCTGCTTGGAATCCTTTACCAACTGTCCAACGTGCTTTAGCGTCGATAACTGCTCCTAGTTCAGGTATCTCATTGTAGTAACCTAATTGCTGAGACCAGTTTGAATTTATCCAAGTTGTTTCTTTTTGATCTGTAGGCCCATCTGTTTGCTGAGCCCCTACACTATAATCGGTAATAGCACTACTTAGGTCGCTTTCAACTGATGAGTCTATTCTTGTTTCTGTCATTTTATCTCCAAATTGTGTAAGCTATTGTTGCTCCATAAATTTGATCGTTTAAACTTAAACTACTAACTACGAACATATATGTGGATTTTCTATTATCTACATCTGCGTTTGATTGATGTATGGTATTATCTCCACAATTTACAAATGAACTTGCTATGTCTGTTGCAATTGCAGATGTTAAATTTGTACGTTTTAAATCCCATCGTGTTGAACCTCGCACCACATTTCCATAAACGATTGCTGCTGTAATTGTTGCTCCTTCTGGTAATGATATACTTGTTACAATCCAAGCAGTATTCGAATCACACTCATAATAGCTTACATTTTTTCTTACCAATTCCCCTTCGTCCCATGGATCAAACGAAGAACCATGAACTGATACATACTCTTGCACTTTTACTTTTGGTCTTACTACAGGAAATAATGAACTGAAATTTAATGGCATTTTAAATTATTAATTCCTCCTTTATAAAACCTTTTTTTTCAAATTTTTCTGACATATTATTTCTTAAACTTTCTTCTCCTATATCTATTCCTCGGTGCATAATTCTCCCTAGTAGTCTTCCCCATTTTTCTATTTTGTTTGTTAAGTCTATTTTAATTTCTATTTCTTCATTCATAATTAAATTTTCTAACCACTTTTTGCTTATTACTCCTTCAGGTGTGTCCATTTCTGGAGCATCTATGTCTAGAAATCTTATTGGAAAATTAAAATCTCTAAAATCCACACTAACTCTTATTGTATCTCCATCTATTACTTTTTCCACTTTTGCTCTAAAATCTTCAGTTATTTGTTTATGTGGAGATTGGAAATAGTATAATTGCATTTGGTTATTAGTCAGTTCTGGGTACTTTTTAAAATCATGCGCCATTGATAAATGTCTGTGTTTTAATGTCTCTTAATATACTTATTCCTCTTAATGCTGCGTCTCTTAATACATTAATCATATCTTCTGCTTCTACTCTACTTGTGAATCCTGACAGATCATAATTAATTACATAGATTGCGGCTAGGTTACTTGATACTGCTTTTAGGATTCCTTTAACATCTGCATCTAATCCTGTATATGCATCACTCCAATTATATCTAGTTGCTGCGTTAATTTCAGATTCTACTTGTGTCATAAAATCATTAATATATGCTTCAGTATTTGAGGTGGCACTAGCATTAGCTCCTGCTTTTCTGCTTACTTCTGTCGTAGTTGCGAAAATTCCTGTATTAGCCATTGTTTTTTTCAGTATACATATATATTTAAACTTTTGTCTTTCATGCAATGGGCCGCTCTTTTTAGTGCTTCAAATATATGGGAGTAATTACCATAGATTTTAACATCTCCTTCCCCATATTCTATTTGCATGCTTCTTAGACTTTGTCTTACTCGGGGGTCATCCCATAGTTCTATCTCTCCCTTTTCCATTAGGATTTTTAGATTAATGCTCATATCTACTCCGAATAATGTTTTAGATCTAATTTTTGTCTTACCTCTATTTATTGTTCTTTCGATTTCTCTACTTGCATTATTTAGGCCTATTACTTTTCTTTTTGTCTGTGGATCTTCATAAAGCATATCATAAACTCCAACCCCTAGCCCTCCATCATCCATATAGATTTTCTTAT